ACAGACTCGATAATCATGGTTTACCCCATAAAGAACTGAGGCAACGCAGCCGCTGCAATCAGCGCATACAATCCGTAGATAAGGTGTTCTAGGTGTTTGAACTTCGCAGAGCCTTCTGCAAGTCGCTCTTCAATACGCTGGTAACGCAAAGCACACTCACGCTCATGCGCGTTGACTTCGTTTAGTGCTTGTTCGCCCTTGTCGCTCATACCGTCACGTTTACTCTTTGTGTCGAAGCCAACGGCTGTGCTTCTACTTTACTGCCCTCCTTTGTATAAAGGACAGGCATAACGGTTTCGACCATCTCTCTGACAGTCTCCCCTTCAGCGCCTGTGCGTAGGCGCTCTTGCTTCTGAACCGCAACCTGCTTCCAACTAATTTGAGCAGATTCGGATACCGAACCTACGTCCATTGTTGTTACTGCAACGCCGCTGTATCGGGGTCCTCGATGGTCGCTACATTATCTTGAGCAGGTGCTTGCTCTTTCAGTTCAGCCATAAATCGATCACGCATAGATCCGATGGCGGAAAGTTGATCTCCTGTGAACATGCCCTTCTGCGAGGCAGCGTCAATCAAATTCAGCACGTTTGCTAGATCGTGTAATTGTATGTGTTTTGTTTCCATTACCACGGTACTCCTTTGCCCTCTGTCGGGGTGATTTGCAAATCAATATTCGATTGTAATGCTGCTTCAATAGCGTCCTTATCAACGCCATTCGCGTATATCCAAGCCAGACAGTTTTCTTGAGTAACTTTGTCATAAGCAATGAAATCGCTGCTGCTTGCGTCATAAGTGAGGCCGCAGGTGCCATAGCTACTAGCCGAGTAGTCAGTGCCGCTTGAAGTTTCCGTTGCACTACATTGCCAGTGAATGTTGTTGATACCACCGTCTGATAGTACGCGGTCGCATTGCGATACAGTCCAAGTAAATGTTGCTGCCATTATTTTGCCTCCAACGCTGTAATTCGAGCTTCAAGCTCTTGAATAGTTGCCACCAAAAGAGGCACAAGTTTGCTTTGGTCAATGCCTTGGTAGTCTGGATTGCCATCAGCGTCTACCGCATCTTTTGTGCCTGAAACTGCTTCTGGAACGATATCCGAAACCTCATGTGCTAAAAATCCGTCAATGGTGGCATCAGGGACTTCGATGAAATTAAATCGCTTAGGCTGCAATTGCTTCAATCGATTTGTTGCGTTGGTCAAACCAGTCACGTTTTCCTTGAGGCGGTAGTCTGATGAGGTGTTGTAAGCCGTAGAGCCGTGATTTACTACAATGGTGCCCACAACAGAGCCGCTAGAATTAACCATTGCTCCAAAACGATAGCTATTTCCACCAGAACTCGTAACTCCCGTTGATGTGAAACAGTTGTGATCTGCGGTTACTACTTGAGTGACAACAGCATTATTAGAAGCAGCGGCCACCACTTCCAACCTGCCGTCAGCAGGACTCCCAGACGATACACCTGTTGTACTGCCGAGAATCAAACGGCCATCATTGAGGAATCGTGCGGCTTCGGCTCCCGTTACCCTGAACGCCATCGCATTTGAAGAATGAATGTATTGGATCTGACCCACCGTGCTGCTCGAATTATCGCCAAAACAAATCGTGCTGCCATCCGACGCTGCGCTAGTTTGAATATACAATTCGGAATCTGAGCCAGAATCAGATTGCAGATGTAACAACCCGTTTGGCGAGGTTCTGTTAATCCCTAGACGCCCAAGGCTAGTTATGCGTACTGCTTCGCTGGTATTCACGATAAACCGCAGCGAATTATCGCTATGGTTATAGTTTAGCTGACCAATATCTGAATCATCTTTGTCGCCAAAATTGATTCCAGCGTCACCCGCAGAACCACCGATGATTCCAATATGGCAGCCCTGCGCAGAGTTAAAGTTCCTTTGCGCAATAATCATTTCACCTAGCGGAAAAGACGGTGTGCCTTCAGTCGCATCGTGAACAACATGTAGCCCACTTGTTGATGTTTGAGGGGAAGTGGTGCCAATCCCGACGGAACCCGAATCATCAAACCTGACCACCTCAGTTCCAGAGTTTGCAAAGATTAAAGAGCCATCAGCTACCACGCCCAAGCTATAGGCTTCGTTTCCGCTGTTTTCTTCTAGCGCAATAGCATGGTGACTTGAGTTCGACTTGACTTTAAGTGTGCCAGATGCGCTGCCTGTGATTCCTCCCACCTTTATGACATCATCGCCAGCATCAACGATAAACATGCCCTGTTTGTTGTTTGACTCAACACGAAAGTCGAGGTCTTGAGAGCCATCGTTGAAAACGGTTTCGGTGGCATCCATCATCATTCTTGATCGAGTCGTGCCAGCTAGTTTCGCGCTGATTTCCAACTTACCGTCTTCTGTGCCGTCTGACGCATCCACAATAGAGGACTGCATCGCCGCATAAGTCGTATTTTCAGACGCATCGTTTTGCGCTTGAAAAAGAATTCTACCTGTTAAATCACCGTCTGCTGGAGAGGCAGACAATCTATCAAAAGTAAGGAGAGGCCCAAGGCTTGCGTCTGCATCTGTAGATCGAAGTACAAGAGCCGCTGAATTATCATCTACCGTAAAAGTTGCGCTAGTACCCGTCAACGCACCACTAACATCCATCGTGCCATTAACATCAATAGCAGTCGCTGTCAGATCAATCTCATCAGTTGCACCGAGCGATAAGACCGTCGCGCTTGAGCCTTGTATAAACTGACTCGCGTCGTTGAACATCAGCTTATTTGTTGAGTTCAGTGTTAGGCCAGAACCGTCTGTGTGCGTAAGGGTTGTGTCGCCATCTGCGCCGAATGTGATGACGGCGCTGTCGGAACTGAACACAAGGTCATCGCCAATCGTCAAATCGTCATCAACAAACAGATCAGGAACAGACAGGTCTTGAAAGGCATCGACCATCGCGCCGCCAGAGCCTGCGCCGTCGCTATAGATAGCCTTGACTTGGCCGTTGGGCACAGTAATTGTGGCACCAGAGCCTTGCTTAATAATGATGTTTTGAGATCCGCTGGTTGCGTTCTCAATAAACCACAACTTGCTGACCGTGTTTGGGCCTATAGTGATGGTGCAAGCTGAATCAAGAGTCCCAGTGTACTTGAGGAAGATACTGCGGCCAGGATCAGTAGACCCATCAGCGATAGTAGTGGTGTGAGTATCAGCATTAGTTGTAATAGCTTCCGTACCAAAGGAAAAAGCTTCAGCTATCAACTCCAAATTTGTATTTGTACTGGTTCCCCAGGTGCCTGCTTCGTCACCAGTGGCAATCTCTTTTAGGCGTAGATCGTTAACATAAGTTGCCATCTATCTTCTCCGACTTTTCGTCTTAGGCTTTGGCTTCTTCATCGAAGCAACATGTTTTTTCAATACTGCTGCTTGTTTTTTATGAGCCTTAGATGCTTTCTCTAGGCTCTTAACTATTTTTTTAACTTTGCGCACCATCAAGCAACCTCTTCCCAGTTTGGAGTTTGACTGTCTGTCACAGCAGTCCAACTCGGTGTCTGACTATCGCTTATACTACTCCAATTCGGGTCTTGGCCATCATTTACGATGCTATAAACAAGGAAGTATCCTATCGCTCCCGTCCCCGAAACACCCGTGACAGATACGTTTGCATCTGACAAAACCGAAACATCAGTGATTCGGCCTGTTGCCTCCACGCCATCTGGTGAAACATTCGCCGTACCCGTGACCGTAACTGAACCAACCGCTCCAGTCCCAGCAATCCCAGTAACAGAAGCACTCGCATCGCCGGTAACAGTAACCGTTCCGACAGATCCAGTGCCTGCCACGCCTGTGACAGATGCATCGACACCCGTCCCTTGGACGATGGTGACTGACCCGATTGCCCCCGTGCCAGAAACGCCTGTGACAGAAACATTTGCGTCTGCGCTGACTGTGACTGTTGTGACGGCACCAGTGCCCGCAACACCCGTAACTTCAACAGGTATTGCTTCATTCCAAGCGCCTTGGCCCCAAGTGCCTCTGCCCCAACCTGTAACATTTGCCATGTTTTAGGCAATGCGAATAATCGCATTAGATGCATCAGCTGCGGGAAACTGAATCGTGAAGTCACCAGAGCTAGATGTTTTGTCTGCGCCAAAATCTAGTGCACAAACAGCTGGATCACCAGATGCGCTGTCATTGAATATCAACGCCCCTCGTGCAGTTATGCTGCTAGATGAAAACGTTAAATCAGAAAAGTCTGTGATTGCGGTGGTTCCATCGTTGCTGGGATCAACACGAGTCAGTGATGCACCTTTGGCTGTATAGCCAGTGCCAGACACTTCATTAGAGGTCGTATATGCTGTTGTGCTCGCTCCTAACGAGGCGGAGCTTGTGTACAACGCAAGATTGAACGTGTTGCCCCCTGAGTTTTTGAAGTTATGCACGGCCTCCAAAAGCTCTTTCTTGAACGTTGTGCACATTGCTGTCGTTATAGCCATTACAAACTCCTGATTATGTTTGCCATGTCAGCATGGCCCTGTCTTTCTAGTTCTGCTATCAAAGTCGTTCTGTCGCTCTTGATAGCTTCTTTGATGTAAAATTCTACAGTTTTCTCGACAGACTGCTTGAAAGCTTCTGCTTGTTGAGCAATCAAAGGATGGCAGTTTCCGCCAACGCTAACAATCCTATCTGCCGCAGCCTTTGCCCAAAATTCTGGATCGTGCCCTTTGTCTTGAGTCGTTGATACTAAAACGCTACCCATCTCAAGAGTGGATGCTTCAAACAAAGACAATCTTAACTCCTAGCAATGTCATATCTGTATTCATCTTTTGCCCCATAGCCTTCGCCAAGACGCTTGAGCGCAGCCATAGCAAGAGAAAATCTTTGCTCATACTGAGCAGCTTCTTCAGGTATCTTCAAGAAGGTGGCTGCCTCAACAAGAGTGCCATACAAGAGTGCGTCAGGAGCATTGTCTGACAGCCAGGTTTTATCTGTTCCAGAAGTAGATGTTAGTGACGCTGGCCGATACTTGTAGTGAAGCTCAAAGGAATAATCTGAATCTGGTGTGGGCGCCAGGATAAACGTGTTGTCATCAAACAAGGCGTAATACTTTGTTGCACCTGTTGTTGTTGCGTTAGGCGTATAGTCCCTTATAAACGTGACATGTTTAAAAAGCGGATAGGTGTAAACGCTGTTTACAATCAAGGCTAAACTATATGTAGCCAAGAAGTCTGATGGTGTTGCGAGGTATGGAAAATTTGTTGTTGCGTTGCCCGTGACATTCTTTCTAAACACAGGTAGCTCTACATTCTTCAATATGCGCTCTTCAGCTTCTTCAATAAAAGTATCAAGCTCAGCTACAAAAGTAGTCTCTGAAGTCTCGCAGTAAGATTGAACCGTAG